AAGATCACCTTGAATACCTTGAATACCTTGAGAACCTGTACCAGCTGGACCAAGATCACCTTGAATACCTTGAATACCTTGAGAACCTGTACCAGCTGGACCAAGATCACCTTGAATACCTTGAATACCTTGAGAACCGAATCCCGCAGGACCATCAGTACCTTGGAAACCTAAGTCACCTTGAATACCAGTAGTACCTTGGAAACCTTGAATACCAAACCCTTCAGGACCATCGGTACCTTGAGGACCATCAGTACCTTGTAAGCCTTGAACAGATCCTGCAGATCCTTGAACACCTTGGTTACCGAGCTCACCTGGATCTCCATCGCCGCCGCCTGTACCTTGGCTGCCGTCTGTACCTTGAGCACCCTGAATACCGTCAGCACCGAATCCTGTCGCACCAGTATCACCTTGGATACCTAAACCAATAATACCTTGAGTACCCTGTGGTCCAACTACTCCAGTAACTTCGCCTTGAATACCTTGTACACCTTGGTTACCGCTAATGCCAATTCCGTTGGTACCTTGTGCTCCGTCAGGTCCGATATCACCTTGAGAACCCTCAACACCTTGAAGACCTGTGATGCCTTGAACACCAGTAGCACCGTCGGTAATACCATATCCTGCTAGTGTTGTAGGAGTTGCTGTGATCGTTCCCCATGCTTGGTTGTGAGCGCTTGGAGGGAAAGAAGAAGGTATGCCAGATAAACTGGAATAAGCTCCGTCAAAACTGCTGCCACCGCCACCTGAAGAGTTAATAGTAATACTATCTCCAGACGCGTCTGTTGTTATCGTAACATTAGTACCAGCAATAATTTCTACAGTGTCTGTTGCTGTGTCTGCTACTACATTAGTTTGTCCTGCTACTGCTATAGTTGTCCACGCGTTTTGGTTTACGTCACCACTTCCAACACCGCCGATACCTTGCCAAGCGCCGTTTTGGTAACCTTCAAACGCATTAGTATCTTCGTTATATCTGAACATACCAACTGCAGGTGTAACATCTCTTTCGCCAGTAGTACCAGCTGGAATCTGAACTGATCCGCTTACACTTGAACGAGGAGCGATCGCATCAAAGTTATCGTCCATCTCTGTATACGTTAAGGCTGAACCTTTATCGCTTCTTTTTGTAATTGCCATTACGTCGTTTCCCCGTTATTATTGTAGTATACGCCTGCGTATGAACTAAATCCTGAATTAGCTTCAGCTGCTATAATTTCAACGTATCCGTCTAATGCGTATCCCGCTTCCATGTACAACCCAGCTTCTGTAGCTATATTTATATAATCGTCGAGTACATAGTCTGGTAACACGTATAGCCCAATATCACCGGAGCCTGCAATATAACCTGGGTTGTTTTCAATGTAGTCAAACGCGCAATATTCAAAAAGCTCTATTTCTTCTGGTGTTAACTCTTCAGTAAACACATAGCATTGTGCTTCTAATTGAGCTTTAATTGTTGGGTCTGTTTCTGCCGCTATTAGTGCTAATAACGTTGCATAATCTGGATTTGCCATGCTAGCCGCCAGCTTTTACTAATGGTCTACCAGTAGCAGCTGCATTTGCAACAAAGGTGCCATGTCCACCAGTTGCATCAAATTGCCGATGCACACCTTTACCACCTACTGTTACCAACGTAGAAAACCCAACAACTGGATCTTTGCACGCGGTTAAGTCACCTACAGTAATTATAGGTGCTCCCATAGCAGTAACTAAAAATTGTGTTGCAACATATGGAGTTTTGTGGACTGGGTTTGGCGTTGGACTAGCATGTCCAAAATGTGTATCTACATTTGTACAAACTGGAGAAAATGGCATTGTTCTTTCCTTTAAAGTGAGAATGACCCGAAGGCCATTCCCATAATACTATTTATGCTGCAGCAGATTCTAAGAACCGCTCCTTTGCTAGTATATATTCTTTTACAAGACCTGATCTTACAACATCTTCTGGTGTAAACATAACAGTCTCAAATGAATTGATTCTCTTAAGTACACCTAAGAATTCCGCAAGACCAGAGACGTCTGCTTTGTTGCGTGATATTGAAAGGTCGTTTTGCATCGTGTCACCGCAGAAAATAATCTTTGATCCTTCGCCTGTGCGGGTAATGATAGTATCGAGTTCGTGGTATGTCATTGACTGGCATTCGTCTACAATGATAATTGCGTTATCGAATGTTAACCCTCGTACAAATGAGGACGTCATAAACTCAATCATGCCTTTTTGTTCTAGAATCTTATACGCATCTTTGCGACCAAACAGATCGTTAATGATGTCCGAATAAGGAACACTATACAAAGCTTCTTTTTCAGCTTTACTTCCTGGCATAAACCCTTGCTCTCGGGTTTGAACTGCTGATCTAATTATGATGATTTTTTCGTATCCACCTTTTTTCATCACATCTTGTAGTGCTAGATATACTGCACACATTGTCTTACCTGTACCTGCGGTTCCGATAGCTGCTATGTTGTATCCTTCTTTGTACGATTCAAACATATCGGATTGAGTTCTAGTCATTGGTCGTATCTCTCGCATTCCAAAATTTGCATTCAGAATAGTGACCATATGTTCTTGATCTCTTTCTTGTCGTTGCTTTTCTCTACGAGATAACCTACGTTGCTTAGCTGCCATTGATAACTCTCCTTTGGTGTACTACCAAGTGTTGATGGTATTTTTCGCACCGTCCTTTTTTCGTGATCCTGGGTGGTGCGCCTTAACGTTTTTTAGAACATCACGAAAACCTTCGTCGGGTTTAATTCGACCAAGGCGATGACTGTCACCAATAGATGGTGCAGACACAATTAGTTGTTTCATGTGGGGATTTTCGAGCTTGAAATTGTCAAGTTCTGATATACGCATTGAGATTTCAACGCGCGATTCTTTGTCTAGAGGGTCGTTAGTAACATTTGTATCTTGAAATGTATAAAGGGGCATACATTCTCCTTTGTTTATAATATAAAAAAAGCCAACCTATAATACAAGGTCAGCTTTCAAGTTGTTAAAAGATGATGTAACTGCATTATAACTTTATTTATAATGCGGGTTTGCCAGCTACTGGTTAATTCCCAGTAATAATTCCATATATTTCTTTCCAATTCTTTGCACGTCGTACTGTACATTCTTGATTGAAAGTGTGATCTACAAGGATTGATTCTAAACCTAGTTCAATACCAAGCTCAGCATTCTCTGCTTTGTCTTCAATCCAAAAACAACCACTATCACGATATTTTTCAAGTGCTTCATCTTTATCAGCGCCTGTATCAAGATACACATAACTTTCAAATACGGTTGGACCAAACATTTCAATGAGGTTTTTAGTACGAAGATGTCCTGCATAAGTATCTAAGCTTAGAGAACTAATTACACGGAAAACATAACCATGGTCTTGGTGCAGTTTACGAACGTATTTAATTGCATCACGCAAAGGAGGTAGTTTACGAATACCAGCTGATTCATTAAACATGCGTACAACACGTTCTTTATCAACTTTACCTAAACCATATCGGATACTAATATCGTACTCATCATCGGTATCACTCATTTGTTCGTAATTGTGGCGTTCCATCCACTGTGTAAATGCGTAGATCCAATCAAGCAATACGCCGTCAACATCTACTAAGATCACTTTGTCACTAATATTCATCATATATTCTTTCTTCTCATTTCATATTCATAAAAAAAGGAGACTGAATTAACAGCCTCCTTATAACTTAAGCAAACAAACGTTTTGCTTGAGCGCCATCACACTTGTACATTTTACCATCTGTCTTTGCATATACAAAAGGGTACTTGTAAGAACGGCTATTGTACTTAACCAATTGATCACCTTTAGCATTCTTGAACTTAGTAATACCAAGGCCTTTAGCAGCTGAGATAAGCATCGTGTCAGTCATAGTAACAGCACCTTTAACTTTAGCGCTTACCTTGATATTAACTTCTGCACTTGAGAAGCTCATGTTTCCAACTTCAATTTCTAGATTAGCTTTAACAGCGTACTTGTTCATTACTTCTTGCATTTCAGCGCGAAGAGCTTTAAGAGTAACTTTGTCAAATTGTGCGAACTTAGTCATGATGTAATCCTTTTGGTTTGTGTTTGTAAGACTATTATAACCTATTCTAAAACCTTTGTCAACCATTAATTTGATTTAATTTCAAGTTTTTTTACTAGATTATGTTAATCCCTTTCCTCATTTCTTATATCTATTATAATACAAACCAAAGGAGTTGTCAACAGTTAATTCACTTTAATTGCAAGTTTTTTAGTCTTTTTTGCGCTTAATATTCATATCTTCGTCAAACCAACGATCAGAGAACTTGTGCTTCCTAGATTCATCCCGCTGGCGCTTCTTTTTCTCTTTACTCTTGCCACGGTTGTCGTCGTCAGAACCCCACTCATCGTCTTCATAGCGTTCGCGAAACTTCTTGATTTTGTCGCCCATTTTAGTACCCTTATTACTCTACAATTAGATCTGGAAATGCTTCTTTAATAGTCGCCATAGATAACCCTTTGAAAGGCACCTTGGTAATCATTTGGCAGAGAGTTTCTGCGTCATCATTATCTACGTCTTCTAACAAGCTTATGAACAATTGTTCACGTTTGATTTGATTCAAGTTATCATATCCGCCACCCTTGACAAAAATCTTTAGACGACGAGCTTCTGTATAAAGCAATGATTTTGCTTCGTCTTCATATTGATTCTTTTCCCACGGTGGTGGAGTATTTGGAATCAAAAACTCAATACTCTTATCATATGTATACTTTAGCACAACTCTAAGTGAAGGTGTATCATTTGTTCTAAGAAAATCAACTTTATCAGTAACTGATTTCTTAGAGCCTGCACCTGTAATAATTTCGGTAATAGAAATTCGTACTGCCATTTTAAAAGTCCTGTATATCTGTAATTAGATGCTTGAGTTTGTTCTTAACAAAGTAGTTGAATAGTTGCCCACGGCCTACAGTGTTTTCTACGTTATATTCTGCTTTGATTAGATCTTGGTATTTCTGAGGAATCTCTTTAAGATCAATCATCATTTTGTTACGATGGAATCTGCGTAGAGTTTCTTCATCCATAGCTTCAGGACCTTGCTTGTACAACGCCAGACGCTTTTGAGTCATTGCTTTTTGACGTTCACCAATAGCTAAACAGTTATCTGGAGAAAGAATGTTTGGTACACCATCACCAGTATCACCTTTTAGAATATGCTCTTGAAGATATAAATCTGCACGATCATCACGCAACCAACGCTTCCGAATAGGATCGTATTGGTCGATGTTTGCATATGTTTGTAATTGAATGAAGTCTTTGTCAGCTGAAAGAACAAGCATTTTTTCAGCACCCATATTTAGCTCAGTGCCTTCTTGGTGACAAATGGTACCGATGATATCATCAGCCTCGCAACGATCAATGTGAATTACTTTATACGGAAAGAATTCACGTAGCTCATCACGAAGGTTGTTCATAATACCAAATAGTGCATTCCAATCTAAGCCTGATGTATCGCGAGATTTTTTACGATTAGCTTTGTAGTATGGATACGCTTCTTTGCGCCACGTATTTTTGCCGTCAGCACAGATGATGATTTCACCATATTCTGCTGAGAACTTTTTACGATTAGATCGAATTGAATTAAGGAACATATGACGGATGATATTCTCATCAGCCGCTACGTCGGTGTGATTTCCTATACTTGCAAAAAGCGAAGCTAGGATAACTTGGTTGTAATCTACTAAGATTGCCATGATTTAATTTCTCATTATTTGTTTAACCTACATGATCTATAATAAACCATGTAGGCTATAATGTCAACAGTTATTTTTAATCGATTGCGGATTGCCTAAGGAGTTTAGTCCATAGGTTAGAAAACGTATTGATGTCATTAGGAACAAGCCCAAAGCGATCAGATCGAGTGAATCGGTTGATAAACGCAGGATCATTCTTCTGGTGTTCTAAGACACTCTTGGTGATACCATAAGCTAGATTAGCATGCTTGGTTGGATTTTCATCGTAATCATACATGATTGTAGCGTTAGCTGCTGTTTCTGGTAAAGCACCGTAGTTAGGGTGAATACATACTAGACCGCTTTTAATTGCTTCAATTAGTGCGATACAAGATGTTTCTTGCCAGATACTTGGATACAAAAAGATGTGCGCGTTATCTAAGGCTTTTAGTACTTCATCGTTTGATACTGAACCGTGATAAGTCATCTTGGGATGATTATTGATCTGAGTAAACAAGTCTTTGTATGGTTCATCACGCTGAGACCATCCATAGATAGAAAAAGATGAATACACATCAAGATGAATATTTGGATACTCTTTTGATAGTGCATCAAAGATTGGAACTAAAAGCTCTAGACCACGATGTGGTGTTGTGTGATAGATGAATCGAACCGTTTCAGTATTCTTCTCTTCTGCTTCATAACGCTTTTCAATAGCATTTGGAATAACAGAACACATAGAATACGGAATATCAAAGAGCGTAATATATGAATCACGCTGCCAAGCACTTACAAAAACAAAGTGATCAAATTTATCGTATCCACCATCTAACAAGATTTGGTTTTCAGGATCGTGCGCTAGGTCGTGGCAATACATGATATTTTTAACATCCGTGGGAATATCCCTTGGACGTGAAAAGTGAATCGCATATGGCTCTAGTAATTCTTTTGCAACGTTATCGATTAGACGCTTTCGCATCATCTCTGTACCGCCAATAGAATTTTTAGATAGTTCGGTTTCAACAACCGCACCTTTATAGATCATGCTCATTTATTGCTCCAGTGTATAAGACTTAACAGACTCCCAACGGAATGAGCGCCAGCCTTCAGCCTTAACATCAAATACCGCGAGAACATCTGGATTAGGTTTCTTTGTTTGTTTTACTACTACTTCTTCGCCTTCTACAGCTTCAGCCACTACGACTACAGGAAGAAGATCACTTTTCAACGTGCAAGACATGATACGCTCATCGCCATTTACTTTCGTAAATGTAACTTGAACAACGCCGGCATGTAGTGCAGATCTAAGTATTGGTTGATTAATCATTATATAACTCCTAGTTTCACATTAATATTTATTTCTTCCAAAGCTCTATTGAACTCTGAAATGTTTGAGTTGTTGTGTATCCTATAAGTGTCTACATTAAACTTGTGAGGTAACACATACTTATTTTCTATTTCTGTATTGTATCCAAGCACATAATTTTCTATTAGATTTCCATCAAAATATCGACGCGAATCTGTAGAAAAATCATGGCCGTCTCGAGTAAGTTGAACCAAAGTGAAATTGTTGTTTCCAACTTTCTTAATCACTGGGATTAGTTCATCAATGAAGCCACCATCAGAAATACAGTAATCAACGTTTGGATCAATCTCAGCTGCAACTAATTTTCCGAAGTGATCTAAACCGTGCCGAGGTTTAATTTTCTCTTCTGAAACATATATCATAGCTTCGCGACAAGACATATTACCGAGTTTCCAAGTAGGAACTTCTTTTAAACTACGATCGTCGTAGCGTTCCATAAACCATGTTTTATCTACATTGAAGTACTTAATTGTTTCTTTGAACAACTGGTACTTAAACGACAGGTGCTTAAATCCGTATTGCTTGTAGTAATCAGCTGCATGATCTTTACCAGATCCAGGTGGCCCATTAAATAGAATTATCATTATGATCCCATCTTATCGTTTATAATTGATTGTATTTCAGAGGAGAAAAGATTATTCCATTCATTCGCAGTGATTCCAGCTAAAACAAAATCACGATCTTGAGGAGTTAGATATGGCATTGCTTCATTGATTGAAATTTGCCCACCGTTATACAATTTCATATCCTCAGGATCTGCATGTATAGTTCTTGTACGGGTTTTGCCAGTGATAACACTTTTACGAGCTATATTCATCATAATATTCTCCACGTTCCATTCAATTTATATTAACTATTATAATATAAAACTATGCAACTGTCAATAGTTAATTTTCACTTTCCATCATATTAATTTCCATACCAATAAGACTCTTTGCATGGTTTCTGTGGATCTTACATTGTATGATACCATTGTAGTAATCATCTCTAAGAAGAACATCGTTTACAAATTGGTATTTAGCTTCTAAATAACCAAGCTGTCCTTTCGTGCTACATAGATACAGAATTTCTCGATGGAAATTATCTTTACCTTTTTCTTCAATCATTAGCTTAACAGCTTCAGAAGACCCGTAGTATTTCTTCCAATCGGTTTCTTTTACTACGTGCCTTCTTCGTGTTTTGCCTTTAAGCGGTGGTAGTTTTGCTACGCGTGTAAGTAGCTTTTTACCAACGTATTTCATACCGTTAGATTTATCAGTAATTAAATAAACAAAACCAACCCATTCTTCAATCATTTCAGAGGTGAATTCCTCACCTTTATATAACCACATGCAATTCCCCATCATTGTACTAATGAGGTATTTATGCAATTAGTAGCCGCCTGATTTAAACCATCCCTTTCCTTTAAGTGAGAAGTTACCGCCGCCGGTGATAATCTTCCTTAGTTTTTCATCTTTACAATTTGGACATGCTTTAAGCGGATCGGCAGTTATCTTTTGTATCTGGTCAAACTGGTGATCGCATTTATCGCATTTGTAAGTATAAGTTGGCATAAGTTTCCTATGATAGAATCTTTACGATTCGTTCTGCGAGTTCGTGAAACCAAGCTTGACCATGACCACGCGTAGTTTCTGCTGCTGTGCCAATACGAATACCGCTTGTTTCCATAAATGGGCGAGGGTCATTTGGAACACCGTTTTTGTTTACAGTAATACCAGCTTCTTCAAGCAAGTCAGCAGCTTCTCGGCCACTATGTTTACTATTGCTTAAATCCATTAAAATGATATGACTATCAGTACCACCAGTAAGAACCGGAAATCCACGATCTTCAAAGACTTTACACATAGCTTGGGCGTTATCAATAACATCATTCGCGTAGTAAAGAAAATCATCATGACTAGCCTCAATGAAACACTGAGCTTTAGCTGCAATAATATGCATCAATGGACCACCCTGTGTGCCTGGAAATATTGCGCCATTAATCTTGCGAGTGTAGTCTGGGTTATCCCATAAGATAATGCCACCACGAGGGCCACGGAGTGTTTTGTGTGTAGTTGAAGTTACTACGTCGGCGATACCAACTGGGCTATCGTAACAGCCACCAGCAATCAAACCAGAATAGTGAGCCATATCTACGAGCAATATCGCACCTACTGAATCAGCAATTTCTCTAAATCGTACCCAATCAATTTGTCTTGGATACGCACTTGCACCAGCAATTACCATTTTTGGTTTATGCTGTTCTGCTAACAGTTGAACTTCGTCGTAATCAATTAGGCCGTCTTCATCAACACCATAAGTATGAGCATCAAACCAAGCACCAGATGTATTCACACTAGCGCCATGTGATAAATGACCACCACTAGCTAGATCCATACCAAGAATAGAATCACCTGGCTTTAGGAATGCTTTGAATACTGCCATGTTAGCATTAGCACCGGAGTGTGGTTGCACGTTAGCATATTTAGATCCATACAATTTGCAT